CACTTGGTGTCATTAGTTGTTCTGTGTTTATTGGTTGTCCGCCGAAGCCTATTATTTGGTTGCTCATGTTTAATCGGAGCGTGTACCCCTATATAAGATATTCGTTATATGGATTACTCTTGCCATCGAATCGCAAGCGTGTGCTGAGATTGATAACCAATGCAATCTCCTTCTTTATCTCCACCCATTCCTTTCTTCGGAGATTCAATTTCAACTGCCTTGGTTTCTTCCGACCTCATGATTTTGATAAAGTGATAATCAGTTCCATTCACCCCGGTTGACCCGGTTAAGTCTGGCGTAGTCAAACTACGGGTGTGCATCAAGTCGATGAACTTCCGATACAATTGCCAGTGTTTCGCTCTAGTATCAGCATAGAGAGTTACGAGCATAAATTGAGTTGCGTCTGTATTCAACGTAGCACCTTCCGTTAAATGAACAGGGAATGACATTCCGTAGGAAGGCATGATTGAGATTTGAAATGTCTTTTGACGCTTGAACTCTAGCCAACCAGTATTGACTAAAGGTGTCCATGTTCCATCGGGAGAAACCATATTGGACTCGATTAGGTTTTTGATTAATGTATGTGGGTCGGTAGATGGAACTCCCGTATCAGTTATCGCCATCAAATATCGACTCCATGCAATCTAAAAACATACGACATGTACTGTATGGTCTTTCAGTAGAAGTTGTTGTAGTTGGTTCTGTATTGTCCATAAGTTGCCACCCCCATTAATCCCATTCTTTGAATACGCTTTAACATTTCCATATATTCTTTTTCTGAACTAGCAAGTAAGGGTCTCCAGAACTCTTTCATCCTTTCAGTACAGTTCTCATCATTCAATGCTGCCCTAGCCGCTTGACGTACTACAAGAAGTATGGTAGCCATCTTTGCTTCTATAGGTGCGGTAGTAGTACCATAGACATAGACGACTTTCAGATATTGTCGTAGAGACTCAGCCCAAGGCTGATGAAATCTAACGATTCCCGCATCGCCATCTTCTAACCAATAATCATGAGTCGAACGAATACGCCCTGCGTCTAAGACTGTTTCATTCCCAGAAGCGTCGATAGTTGAAATGGAAGTGATTGAGGCTACTGGTCTCTTGGAAAGGCTGAGATGGCGAAGCGAGTAATGAATATCAAAATACTCTGTTTCTGTTTCTGTTCCCGCTAGTTGTCTACCTGCATAGGCATCAACCATACGAGATGCGTTAGTTATCATGGATTCGACTTGAGCGTCAGAGGGTCCTATTCCTTCGGAAAAGTCTACACCTGCATACATCTCAACGTCTGCTAAAGTACAGTAGTCTATTGCCGCCATGTTGATACCTTACGCTAAGTGGGTATTAACGAATACGAAAGGATAGGGCCGAAGCCCCGTCCTTCCGATTACGGTTAGCCTATTCAGACTGTCTCGATTCCAACAACTTCGCATATTGCTTCGCCGTATCTTACTGCGAATGCAACGTCTTGCTTTGGTATCAATACGAATCTGTCTTTGGTTGGTTCGTCGTGGAAACCTATGCTGAATCTTCTTTCAGCAACGGTTGAATTACCTACGATTGGGCTTCTGATGTGAGTCAAGATAGCACTTGTGTAGGTGTCGGATGAACCTGCGTCAGATGTACCATCTAATGCTTGATTAACAGGGATAACACCAGTAGCGAACACACGGATTCCGTAGATTCGTCCTACTTCTCCGTTAAGGATAGTAGCAGCCGGTCCGTATTTATCCACTGTCTGTAGTTCTGTTAGTCCGAGCAGTTGAACTTCGAGGTTTCTGGGGACTATGAATGCTAAGTCCTCTCTGTTGTCTGCGTAGACACCAAGGTTGGAGATAGCACTTCTCATGTGAGATAGAGCGAATGTTCCGCTTACTGTTACATCAGATGCAGAAGCACTCTTTCTGATTCCGTCGAACACTAATAGGTAGTCGTTCTTTTCAGAGCCAGATGTAACGCTGATTCCACCAGTGTTGTTGGAAGCGTTGTAAGCACCCATGATGTTGTCAGCCAATGTGGATTCAGTGTCAGCGTTTAGGAACAAGTTTGCTTCGTTAAATGCTAAACGAGAAGCAATATCTTCACGTAGAACTGAAAGTAATCCCTCTACACCGTATGCTACTAGGTAGTTTCCGATTGGGATGTTTGCCATCATAGTCTTAAGTTCCAAACTGATTTCGTTTGTTGCTTGACGGCTCTCTGTAGGTGTATCACCAGACTCGGTGTTTGTAAGAGTCTGTTGGTGAAAGTCAATACTGCCAGTTAATTTTGGCACTTTCACAATTCTTCGGCTCATTGGCATGGCAGGGAGTAAACTTCTCATGAAGTTTCTCTCATAAACCAATTCAATGATTTCTTCGGCGGTCTCTGTCGGTAGGAATGTCGCACCAGTAGAGGAAGCCGCACCTGCTAGAGCAGCCTTTACTCTCTCTACGACATCCGTAAACTCAATTTCTTCTGTTGTCATATCTTTTCACTTCCTATTTGGGTTTCAGACCCCACTCCTATCTTCTAAGCGGGCTGATAACCAACCTGCTAAACCGACCATGCCCGGAGACACGTTTGGTTGGGGGTCGAACTTTGTTACACCAGTCTTTTTCTTTGGTGTTGTTTCATCAGCAACAAGCGACTTACGTGCCGCCTTTGCTTTTGGTAATGCGATAGGCAAGTCGCCTACCACGTCTGCTAGTCTCTTGGAAACTTCTGCCTCGATTTCTGCTTCTTTCTCAGCAGTGGCTTTCTCTTCCATAAGAGATGAAATGGTTTGGTCTTTCTCCGCAAGTAATGTTTTCAGAGATTCTTGCTCGTCTAACATAGTTGACATGTTGTTAACTGTTTGGTCCATGTCTGCTAATGCTTTTACAACTTGCATTAAAACTTCAACAGTTGAAGGTAAATCAGATTTTTCTTCTAACTCTTCTTCAACTTCTTCTTCAAGGTCGTCCTCTGCTGCTTCTTCAACCAATTCTTCGGTTGCTTCTTCTGCTGCTTCTTCGACTTCCTCATCTTCTGCTTCATCCTCAGCCTTTACAACTGTCTCTTCAACAGGCATAACTGCCTCGATAGGATTCTCTTCTGCGTCCTCAAGGATAGTTTTTTCCTCAAGTTCGTCGTCTGTTATCTCGATGTCCTCTGCGGTCATTGAACTGTTGGATGACACAACGGGGGTATTAAGCAAATCGCTCGCTAACCCTTTCTCTTCTACTGCCTCTAGGGTTGCCTCAAGTATAGACAAACGGTCAACCAATGCTGATATGACCGATTTCAAATCTTCTTCATCATCATGATAACCTGCATCATCCATATCATCATCCATATCGTCGGCCTTACCGAACGTAAGATAGTAGTTACTGTCATCTTCTTCGATAGCAACTATGTGCTTCTCTTCAACACAAGTGCAATCACCTTGGCAAGTGCAAGAGGTCTTTTTGCTAGAGCAAGTGCAACTTGAACCGCCATCACATGACTTCTCTTCACTACGTAGTACCGTAGCGTGAACCTTTGGCTTCACCTCAAACTGAGAATATTTGTTTGAATCGTAAACTTCGTCGATGCTAAAATCGACATTTGCTATATCTGAACTAAGGAGAGACTTCTCTACGGAAAATAATGCACCGGGTGAAGCGGGTACATCAACAACCGAAGTTTCTAACCATTCAATATCTGTGAACTTCATGTAGCATGAATCTTCATCCTTACATTCTTTTACAGCCGCTTTAGCAATAAAGCCAATTGAGAATGCTCTCAACATACCTTTGCGAATCTTTCTAGTAATATCTTTCTCACCGTTATCAATACGTGCTACACCTATTGGTACAGAGACGGTTGTTCCATCCGGCTTCTTGAATGAACCCATTTGCACATCTTCCATAACACCAATGACACCGTATGTCTTAGAATGGTTGTATAATATAACTGGGTTCTTTCGATAGCCTTCCCATGCTTCTATGATTGCATCATTGTCTACCAATTCATTGTGTCTATCTAGCATATCGTCGTCTCCGACATATACTGGTCCTTTGATTCGTACGTCAGAATCTTTGTCGTCGTGCATTCCTTTCATAGTTACGAAAGGTGTCTCCACACGATAGAGAATGACCGCTTCGGATTCATCCCCTTCTAGTGAGTCAAAGAGCCTGTGGTCTCGAATCAGCGTTGCCGATAACGTGTCCATGTTTCAGTCGTAGGACACGTCATGGTTAATGAGTATTAACTTAAGCGTCAGCCAACTGCACACCGCTTATTGGTGATGAGCAAGTGGAATAACACTCTCTACATATGAAAGTGTAATACACGGTATTTGGTATTATATTAGATGGATTTCTCACTATGTTAAATTGGTTGCTGTCGCAGTTTGGTTCGTCGCATGTCATTACTGTCATGTACTGCGGTGGGGGTAGGGGTATATAACATTTACCCTATATCACTTACGAAGTCTTGCCTTCTCATCGGAGATTACCTTTCTCATATGTGAAAGACCTCTACTACCAACTGTCAACCATTTGATTTGAGCAACTACACCTGCAAGTCTGAAATCCTTGTAGTGCCTAGCCGACCATGCTTCTCTAAGACGGACGGCCTTCTCATCAGTAGGTGTTTTGACACCGGACTGTTTGACTTTCTTTAGTCTAGTGAATTGAGTATTTCCTAGAATGTTGCCACCCTTCTTCCATATTTGAGGCCACTCATCTTTCAACTTTTGAGCCTCGGCTAGTGGGAATTGTTTGTATTCTGAATTAGCAAGACTAACCTTTTGGTCGTCCCCCCTATTTGGGAAGTTTGTCTTTGGTGCTTTCTCTACTAACTGTTTACTCTTCGAGGATTGAGGATGCCCTGCGGGTAACAAGTCAGTGTCGTGCTTGCCGCCTCTAAATCTACCATTGCGTAAAACATAGAGAAAAGAATTGACTCTAGCATACGCCCATTGTTCAGCCGAAGTTACGGTTGGACGAACACTGCCGGGATTCGTTTGATATGCACCAACGCCTCGGTCAAACACAGCACTCAACGTACGGACGTTGGTTCTCTTGCTTGCCACGTTTCCAACATCTGCGTTATGTTTCTCTGCTTTTTCTTTGAGAGTTTTCTTTACAGCAGCACTGGCTTTTTGCTCACCTTTTGTTTCTGGTTTCTTTATCTTACGGAGCATCTTAGTTCTAACTGCAACTCTTCGGTCAGACCGAGTATAAGTCCCATCTTCGTTATTGACGTACACCCTTACGATACCAACTGTTTCGCTAGAACTTGCTTCGATTGTTTCAGTTCCACCACTTGAAGTAACAACTTGGTGTTTACCTGCATTATTTACAGACTCGACCTGTCCAACATACCTGCCTTTTCTTGTAGCCCAACTTACAAAATCTCCTTTATTCATGGTAAATACACCTTCTTTATTGCTTGCTTAACTGCTTTATTTATTCCTTTACTACCAATGCCACTGCGTTTATTCTTCATAGCAACTGCGTCAACTGCCGGTCGTAGATACGGCCTAGGTGCGAATGGAGCATATTCGAATCGTCCAAACTCAACTACACTTGCATATCTTACCTTTGTGTTACCGAATCTAACTTCCATTGCTCTCCTGTATTTTGATATTGCTCTCTTACTTCTTACCACTCTGCCAGAGTTCTTGAGGGCTGATGTTTGAACTGGGACTAACTGTTGAGCAATTCTAAGAATCTCCTTAGCAACCTTCTCCGTGTAAGGTTCGCTGAAACTTTCGTTGATGTGAGCGCCGAGATAATTGAAATCGTATGCTGCTTTGAAAAATGCATTACCATCAACAGTTGCATACTTCGGCATTATTCCTCATTCTCCAGTCCAAGTAAACGATATTCAAGAAGTTCGTCCATACCAAAGACTATGCCTTCTTCAACTAGATTCTCTGCCGCTTCTTCAACTGATTCGGGTTCTTCTCCCTCTCCATCCTCAACCTTACCTTTGTTAATTGCTAACTTAGGTGATAGGAAGAATGGGTCATTTGCTTCTTCTTTATCTAGCAATGGTGCAAGTCCCAATACTTCTCTTGCCTCGTTAATACTGATTGCCGACTCTTGTCTTAGGTTAGCAATTGCTTGTGAGCGTAGACGGAATGTGTCTGCTCTCTCTGATTCACGTGACGGTCTAATTGTATTGAAATGTATTTTCCAATCTGTTACTTCTAGTAACGGTAATAGTTTATTGTTGATAGCCGAAGATACTCTATGATGGTAAGACTCGACTACATCATACCAAGCATCTAATTGTTGTTCGGGGTTAGACATCTTACCTGTCTGAACCCATCCAAGTTTCATTGGTGGAATGCCGAACACTGCACATATCTCTTCACGGTAGTAGTATAGTAAATCCAATTGCTGTCCTTCTTTAGTTGAATCAATAAGCCTGTGCATATTGAAACCCGAACCGCCGTTGATTGCTACAAGTCCGAATGGAGACTTACCTGCTGTCAATTGTTGTTCTAGTAAACCTAGCATTGCCTTCATTTCAGAATTGCTTATGTCTCCAACATTAAGTATCGTCTTAGGTAGAGTTCCAGTAAACATCTCGTTTAGGTAGTTGCTGAGATTCATTTGACCTGCAATTGTATTCAACAATGGTATCAATGGCGAAGTTCCGTAGCCTCGACCTTGTTTGAACTTCGAGATATGAAGAATCTTGTTTGAAGCGAACCTACGCTTCTCCTTTCTTATCTCTTGAATGTAAGCCATTTTTGGTGGCTCCGGTCTTTGATTGCCGGGTAATAATCTCATTGTTTCAGCAGGTACAGGCCACACACTTACTAAGTTTCCACCGTAAACCCAGTCCTCTCCGTTGGCGCTACTCTCATCATCATCACCATCTAACTCAAGGTATGAGTCTCCGAATAATGCTAAGTCGTAGACTAAAGATTCTAACCATTCATCACCCATGTCATCGGGGTTAGGTGTTCGGAAAAACTCATGCAACCTTTGTAATTGTTCTTCATTGCCTTCTTCTATTCCAGACATAAGTCTGAACTCATAACCATTGGCTAACACGTCATCTACGGTTCTTCGTAGAATAGCATTCACGACTTCCGATTTCAGAGAAATGTCTCGCAGTAAATGATATGAAATCTGTGTGTTCGCTCCACTTGCCGCCGCTTTCTTTGCTGAGACTGTTGCTATCTTAGATAAAGACGCTAGACTTTTAGCGTCCCAAGGGATGTCATTCCTTACAGGTTTAACCTCTTTATTCTCCCGTCGACGAAAGAAATTGAAACGTCTGCGTTCCTCTGCCATGTAGTACCCTCATAGGTGGTGGGTTTTTACGTTGTCGTATCGAGTTGGAGTTCTTTAACTTTACAACAGACGCAATGTTCGTCATGCGGTAAACTCAACTGAGAGCAAGTATTCACTGGACCGTTCAAACAGTAGCGAAACTCATTTTTCTTCATCTGATTTCTTGTCCTCTTTTGCCTTCTCGATGATTTCTTCTACATCTTCTTTGGCTTGTTCCACTTTGTCAACGCCTTCCTCTACTGCATCTAGGAGTTCTCCTAAATCCAATTTGCCGTCAGCCATTAGAGTCTGATACTTACGTAGACCCCAGATAGCAAGTGGTATTAGAACTGCTACAACTGCTAAACCCATTAGTAAATCATCAGTAGTCAGTCCTTCGAGCATGAACAAAGGGGGGAGAACATCGTTAATAACGGTTACTTGTTCTTCTTATCGGTCTTTTTTGCTTCTGGTTTCTTGTCTACTGTCTTTGCTCCAGTTGCTATTGAGTTAGTTCCAGTTACACCGAATGCTTCCATGTTTAATTCGTGTGCTTTAGCCATTCTCTCCATTTCTAAATCGTGGTCTAGTTTTAGTTGCTCTAGTAAACGCACGTGTGCTTTCTCTGCTTCTGCTGATTCAACCTCACTTGCTAGTTGGTCTGGTAGTATGTTTATCTTTGCACCTTCTTTACCTTTGAATAAGTCAAGAACAGACGTAATAATAAGAAGTGCCGGACCGCCTAATAGACCAATGACTGTTAGTTGTGAGTCTGAAATCTCACGTTGTTCTACTATACTAAAGTAAGATGCGGTGGCTGCTATAACTACCCAAGCCAGTACAACACCCATACCGAATGTCAACATAAGTTTCTCATTAGGATTCGACATTCTCATTGCCATCGGTTTAGATGACCTAAAGAGGCGGTATTTGAGGGTAGTTATAAAAAAGTATATAAGCCGCCATCCCATATAGGTAGTGGTTGTGAGTAGGGCGGCGAGTATAATGAACAAAGATAGTGTTCCTAATGCTATCATTCCCATAGCCTCGCCCATAAGAAATTAAGAGCATTGTTAAGCATCTGCGTAGCCGACATTATACCGAAGCAAAGTATGACAACAAAGACACCCATCCCACATGCTGAAATTAAATCGTTTATTGTCATATCACATCAACATCGGTAAGCCAGACGTAGCAACTATCGCAGCAAGCAGATACATGCCATATCTCTTAAGCAAGTCCTTTATTTCTTTAACGAATCCTTCTACACTTGTCAACCGTTGGTCGATTGATTGTACTTCTAATTTCATAGAAGCCATGTCTTTCTCAACATGATGAAGATGATTGTCTCTGATTGTTCTAACATCTTCTACTAAGACCTTAATCAATTCAGATTGGTCATCCATGTCGATAGCCCTACACTATCTAGTTAATCACGGTTAAGTTCCGAACACACGTATCTCTGGCATTCCTATGTCCTCTACTAACTCTGCTGCAAGCCTAGCGTATAATAAAGCGTGGAATGCGTGGTCGTCCCCATCACGCCCATATTTTGTAAGTTTTTGACCTCGCACTGGGCGAGTATCTTTCTCATCTTTTTCTGCTGATGAATTGAGAGAACACCATTCATGTAGAACCCATTCGAATGAAGTATCTGCGTAGGGTAAGTGGACCTCATTATTTTTGATTGCCTCAATCGTTTCTTCGACGTAAGTTGTTCTATCAACAACTAACATATAGATTAGATTTCTATTGTTGTCTCGCCTCTTATATTCGAAAGGTGTCATTGGCCGAGATGAATAATAACATGAACGTACACGCTCTCCAAACTGTGCTTGTAATTCCTTCACCTGTCTTGCTCCATATCCTATATCTGCGACCACTTGCGTACAGTTGTAGCGTAGCATTAGGTCTTTGATGACCGCTACCTCATCGAACTCATTGTCGGCCTTAGAATCGAGTTTTAGACAATTCAGAATCGTGCCGTCTTTCTTCATGATAACGACTGTTGTTTCATTACCCCAGTCCACACCCATAACAGATTCTTCCGGTGGTGTCAATCCTTTGAGATTCTTTTCGAGTTGTGGCCGGGCCGCCTGTAAAACCACATCGAATGTAAGGGGCTTCGTAGAACCTGCGAAGAACTCACCCAGAACCTCGTTTGCGAATCGTCGTGGCGTGTACGTGTTTCTCTTGTATTCTATTTCTTCGGGGTCAATATCGGGGTGCATCTTTTGGCTGATATGATAACCAATAATATCTGATTCTCCATGAACCCACTTGTCGCCATCCCACTCACCTTTAGTTGATTTCTCCCATAGTTTCCAAAACTCTGAACCCTGCTCACGGGCAGTCCCACTTACTACAACCCACTTATATTCAGACTGAGCAAGCATCTCAATTAGCATTGGCAAAACATCAGCGTCAGAGTCTTGGTATTCGTCCACACAACATAGGTCAGCCTCAACACCAAGTAACGCATGTGCGTCGCCCCAATTAGAGTAAGCATAGAAATGATTCAGAGAACGCGCTCCAACATCGAATGTTTGATGACTTACAGATTGTTTTACTCTAGCCTTCATCAGACAACCGTGATTGATGGACGACATTAATGCACCATTGAATCTCTCATCTACGAATCTCGTTACCTGTGGTTGTCTAGGTGCGGTATAGACGGCGTTGAAGTATGGTATGTTCATCAGTCCATACATTAAGAGATTACAAATGGTTTCAGTTTTCTCGACCTTACGACTACACTTCAAGACTATCATTTTTGTTTTTCTTGATTTCTGAGTTGCACCAAAGTGTCGGTATATCTCAATCAGATATGGTCGCTCATGTAACAAGAATGCCTTCCCATCTATGGTTCGGAAATACTGCGACCAACGGTCTGGATAGAGAGCAATATCCTTCGCCTGTTCGGGGGTCAACTGGCCGCCCGTGTGTTCTTCCATGTGGGGTCAGACCCCAACATGGCACTTAACGGTTCTAAGCCCTCTGAATGGTGCTGTGTTCGTCTACCCATTCCTCAGCAGTCCTTCGGTCAGAGAAGGTCATGATGACCCCGCCTGTGTCATTGTCAACTACGTTCCATTCGCCGCCAGTTGTTTCAAAAATGTCAGTATTTACTTTTTCGTACTGTGCTTCTTGAACTGCCCTTGCTGCTTTGGTAGACCAAGGCAAACCCCAGTTCTTCGCACATGTTGGACCGTAGCCGTGAGCGGTACTCTCTTCGGTTTTCAAAGCCTTGTGGCAGAAGCAGCAGTTTCCAGTTTTTGCACCGTAGTCTCTAGCCGCATTTACTGGGTCGTTGTTTAACAATGTAAGGAAGCGAGTAAAGAGAGCCTCGTCAGATTCACTTGTGGAGCGAGCAAAAGATAGTCCGCCCTGTGGTGAAACTTTTCCGATGTAGTCGTCGTCCATAGTGCGGATTGCTTTCAGATAAATGCTGCCGGGATTTTTGCCACTAGCAGGGGCTAAGGAAATACATAGGTCAGTGTAAGCAGATACAGAGAAAGTTACTTTTGGATATTTGAGTTTCTCACCTGCTCGACTTAGCAAAGCGACCATAGGAGCGTAAGGACCTTCGACTATTGGCTGTGGACTAGAATAGTCGTGGATTCTTTGAAGGATGTTGAGTTGCTTTGGAGACATTCTTCGTCCCTTGTCTAGTTGCTCTTGACAAGATGAGACAAAGGATTTCTCCCAGTCATTCTTGGCGTTCTCGGTTGCTTTCTTGATTAGAACTGTGGTTTCCATTGTTGCGTTCATGTTATACCGTAGCGGGTAGGGGTATATAACTATTTAGTTTTGTGATTCTTTAATTAACCTTCTGAACACTGCGCCCGGCGATTCGCCAAACTGTTTTTTCATTTGTTCGAGATAAGCAATTTCTGTTTCTCCAACGATAACTGAGATTGTTTTACGGACTTGCTTAGGTTCTATAACGTCGGGGTCGTCAACTGCTTGGTTCAAGTTAATTGAATAACCCAGTTTGACACGGGGGTTTCCATGATGATTGATACCGTTCTTACTCAAGACTACTGCTTCGATGCCATTACCTTCTTCACGTGCCAACTTCTTCAAGTCAAAGGTAAGTTGTCTAGCACTTCTTTGCATGTTATGTGGCAAGTTTGGGTCGGCATTATAGCGTTCTGCTATTTCACTGCTAGTAAGTACCTCATGCCCTTGTCTCTTTGCGTTCATTAATGCTCTTTTTATTAGTTGCTTTTGTTTATTCTTTAACTTCATTCTTTCACCTCTATTTTTCCGTGTCTGCAATGAGGACATTGTACTTCCTCAACTTTACAGTGCGCGGGAGTTGTTAAGATAACACGGCCATTACATGTCTTACAACGGCGTTCTTTGTGATAGAAACCTATTGGGGGCGCTCCACTTACATTAACAGTAATGGGCGCTCTCACGTCCTTCCATGAGGGTATAAACTCAGAAGCATGAGTCGGCTTTGGTATTTCAGTAGACGTGCTATATTCATTCACGATTTCACCCCATGTCCAAGGGTCGGTGTCTGCTTTATAGAGACTGCGCAACGAACCGTGAAAGAGTACCTTTTTCCCTTTAGCGTGAGGGTCCTCATGAAACTTACCTTCCACCATTCTGATTACGTCGTCCTCGTCTCCTGTTACAAACTGTTTATTGAATGAAAAGATTAGTGAGTCTGCTACCCCTGCACCACCGTCTTTCAGAGTGTATGGTTTTGATTTTTCAAAGGAAGCCATACCAACACAAAGTCCGTAGAACATTTTCAACCTACGTGCATATGACCTAGCCGACGCTGAACCTAGCGAACTCGATTCGGCTAGGTTTCTACATGCTAACTTATTGAATGGCTTAGATGCTTCGTCTGCAAGAATAACCGCTATGTTTGCATATTGATTCTCGTTTATTGTATAGATTGATTTTCCAGTCGGATATTCTCTGTTAGTCGACAATATTGTTAGTCCTGTTTTTTCAACGTCCTCATATTGTGAAAACGGCATTGCACTTTTACTTGCATACACATTATGCAAGTCAACTAAGTAACTACGGAAGTTAATAGGTTTGTTTGGTCGTATGGTTTTACTTGATGGCAAAACAGTGTGGTTGGTTGGTAATGCTCTCAAACAAAAGAAACCGAGAAGTCGGTGGCAGAACAAAAAGTGAGTCTTTGAAACTGTGATTGGGAAAACATTAGGGTCAGATATAGCCGATAATAAGTCATTCGTCACGTGCTTTTGGTCTGCCTTCCAAACATAGTCTATTGTAGTCCAGTAAGGTGTATAACTGTCGTATGGTTGTTGAACCATTTCTTCACCAAAGTATTGAGATACCATGTCTCCATTGGCGTCAATTGGTACGACTCTCCAAGGATTGACTTCGATTAATTTCTCTACGCCAGAGTTTGACAACCAGTCGTCATGTTCTTTTGTTTTCATTATGCCATTTGCATAATACCTAGTTGATGGCGGATTAAATGTATAGAGATAAGAAGTGTCCTCACATTGAAGTAGAGCGTCGACCATGTGGTTACTAGGATAGTCGCATTGTTTGAATTGAGTAAACCATGAATAGAGCAACGTCTGGGCTTCAACCATGTTCAATACGTCCTCTTTGCCTTTCCTCTCATTGAGGACGTTAATAGCCCTCTTAGACTGCGAGAAATTGTGTTTATGATGTATGGTGTTATTCTCTTCCATAGCATGTAACGCTTTCATATATTCGAGTCCTATTTTCTCAACATGGAATGCTTTTTTATTTGGTGTTCTTGAACCAAAGACGTTGTGAATAGTTTCATTGATTTTCCGAGAATACATTTCGTCAGAAAAGTCAGAAGCCACACCCCACCGACTCAAAGGTGCGGATGGCATACCTGCCAAGTTAGTGTAACCATTAGGAAGGAAATACTTGTTGAACAGTGGAATGTCTGCGTCTTTATGAGCCATTAACATTGAATGAAACAAAGTCCCTAGAAGGGAAGTTTCGCCGCTTCCTTCGTGGCTACGATGCCACCCTTTTGGCGGCGTTTTCATTGTACCACCCTGTTTCTTCTAACACGGTCTAACATGTCCTCGATTAAGTGAAGTCCTTTGTCAGTTATTTCGTTTAGGTTGTTCACTGATAAGTGGTGTTCGTAGTAAGAACCGACTGGAGAACCGCAGATTCCTAGAGCGAATAATTCAACGCCTCTTGGTGGATTTGCTGCTACGATTTTCAAGTCCTCTGAAACACTGCGTCCGCTCGGAGAAGGACCCGCAGGTGCGCCGTCAGAGATTGTAAAGACCATGTTTGCTGCAACGTCTGATGGCATTTCAGCCAGTCTGTTGTAACACCAGTTTACTGCTCTGCCGTCAGAGTTTTCTGAACCAGTTGAAGGCAATGCGATAGCCGCTTTAGAACGGTCGCATAGTGGTGTGTTGTATAGTTTGTTTACTGCGATTTGAGTACCGCCTTGTGTGCCTATTGAATACTCTGATGAGAAGTCAACAACTTCACAATTGAAGCCTAGTCTGTGGAATACTTCATGGAATATGATTGAAGCATTTGCAGCATAGTGAGCATTGGAATTACCGTTTAGGTCGACAGTGTTTGAATGGCCGCCCATTGAACCCGATGCGTCTACTAGAATGATTACGTTTGCAGTTGGGTCGTCTTGTACGTTTCTCTTCTTGAATAGGTTGCGAGATTGACCGTAGCGTGATAGTCTGCGAGTGTCGAGTTTTCCTCTGCGTAGTTGTGTGTTCCAACGTGTGTCTAGCCCTGCTAATTTCCTCTCGTATAATTCTACTAGAGTTGAGATAGTGTCCTCGTATTTTGACACTGTATTGTCGTAGTGTTCTGATGCTAGGTCGATGTTTGCAGCAGTGCCGTTAACTCTGTAATTGCTGCCGCCGATTGTATTGTAGAAGTCAGTCACTTTCATGAAATGTCCGAACTCGTCATTGCCGCCAATAACTGCGTCAAGTCCTTCGTATGCAGTTGTCAATTCTTCATTGAAGTCTGCTTCGTCGTTCAGAGATACTAGGTCGTCAGTCTCAACGCATTCTTGTGCTTCTCTGATGATTGTGTCCATGTCTACCATTTCACCGTTGCTTGTGATGATGGTGTTTGAACCGATGCCGCCGTACCCTGCAAGTCCGTCTTTGTCTTTGCTAGTGTCCATTCGGTCTCCGTCTACTTCTTCTTCTGAATAGTCGTCTAGTGCTTTGCCCAATTCAGACTCGCCCATTTCACCTTCGCCTTCGCCTCTCTCGGATGATTCAGATTCGCCCTCTGAGCCGCCCTCTGAGCCTTCTCCTTCGCCTTCTGCTGATGTTGATGCACCTTCACCCTCTGAGTCGCCAATTGACCCCTTAGATGCCGCTTCTTCTGCGTCCTCTTTGCTAGGCATTTTCATGTCGTCAAACCTTACTGGACTAACTTCTTCTGCTGCCTTGGTTTGTCTTGTTGCTGATTCTCTAACTTGGCTGTCAGTGTGTGTGTCCATAGAGTCGTCAGCACCCTCAGAGTTTTCTGCTAGTGGGAAATGCTCACGTAGTTTCTTAACAACTCTTTTTGCTTGGCGGATAACTTCGAGTGTGTTTGGTTGCTTGATTGCATTCTGATACAAAGGACGCACGTCGTCGATGCAAGCAACTACCGATTCCTCAGTGAACCAGTGTGGTGTGTTTGAGATAGTTTCGGTCATGATTGCTGTAACGACTGCTGATAGTTTCTCGTCGTCTGATTCAATAGTCTTAGAAGCCCAGTGAGCCTTGTGTAAGTTTGTGTAATGGTTGTTAGTCAAAGCAACTCTCTTACCGCTCCCTGCGAAGTCTTGTGAAAGTAGATGGTTGATTCTTGTGTCCTCTAAGATGTTAACCATGTCCGGCATTAGTGGGTCTGCTTTGCCCCTTCTTACGTTCTCGATTAGATTATGCCAAACTGTAAAGTCAGTGTAGCGTAGATGCCCTGCTGCTTCGTGGGCTAGGATTGCTTCTTGAGCAATTAGATTCATTGCTTCGTCGCCCTTAACTGCTTCAACAGGGACCCAAATGGATTTACCGTCAGTACATGCTCTACCATGTGGGTCTAAGATAACTTTAGTTGCCTCTGCACCACCCTGTCCGTATTCACCGGATAGGATTCTAGCCACTTGTGCTAACCTTCTCTGTCTTGCTCTAAGACTGAATTGTCTGTCGCTTGCTTTGCCTGTTATTTCTGCCATTGGGTTCGTCATACTCATGTTGCTCAGACCTTGCGACTACGCTTAACTATATGAATGATTCGTTTTAGAGTTTACAGAAGTGTATGGAACTTTACGATAGTTATTGGTTCTACTTCGTAGTAATTTCACGTTGTCCCAAGATACCATACTAAGGTCGTCCGTTGTCCACGCCTTCGAATGTAGGAGATGAGTTTCGTTCACAACTTTTGGATTCTCATTATTGTATAGCGCACCTTTCAAAACTGCGATTGGATGAACGGATTGAGATTGATGATGTAGTCCTGTAAGGATGGCCTTAGTTACATTAGGTTCAACCACGCCCGATGTTATCGACCCAGTTCCGAATGAGAGTAATTCATTCTTAGCAGTGAGCCAAGATTTACATGTAGTTGAGATTGATTCAATAGCGGTTTCGCTACGCTCTAATCCGAGATGAAGTGATAGGTTTCTAAGGTAGTCAGATAGTTGTTCTTTAGTTGGTGCATGATGATAGATATGCTTCGCCTGTTTACGTATGTTCCAAGGCACTGTTTCTATGTGTTGGACTTCTATTACCATTGTAGGCGGCGAAGCCTTGAGAACGTCTGTAATGACCTTCCATTGAGACTTCTTGTAATACTCTGCTTCTAACAATGCGATTCGACCTTTTCCTAAGAAAGATGGATGCCTTGCATCAGATAGAATTGACTTTGGATTTTCACCAACTACAACTTCTAAACCTACGGCCTTGCTTTCGCTAAGTATGCGAGTAGTTTTTCCAGAGCCAACTGGACCAGAAATAATTCGAAGATTATTCATAGTCCGAGATTTTCCTTTGAAGTCGGTCGACAATTGCTTGACCCATTTTCTTCTGATGAGTTTCTAGTAAAGTGTCAACAACTCTTTCGAGATATGATACCTTCTGATTCAATTGTTCTATTGTCTTTTCTAATGCTTCTATTTGCTGCTGCATATTTACCATTTGGAAATCACACCTTTATGAATATTAAAGTCTTAGAGAAGTAGGTGGGGACGGGTTGGAATGCAACCAAACATAAAGAGGGTTCAGTGAAGAACCCGCCCCCGTTTCACTTCTCCCTCAGTAGTCAGATAACCTCGCTCTTGCTGTCATTTTAACAGTCTCGATTTCTCTAGGTGTGAACTTGCCAATGAATGATTCATTGACTGCTTCTGCGATTGAGAAGCCGTCTCTTAAGTCCATTAGTATGTGGATTAGAGACCTTGTAGATACGTCGCTTGTGATACCCTTGCGGTTCTCTTTTAGAGTGCGTAGGTCGTTAGCCAAAGCCACGATTTCAGTAGCAACTCTGTTGTTCATGAAACCACTCTGAGACTGTATTACAGAAGTCTCTTGAGCCGCAGGTAGATAGCCAAATTGTAGGGAGCGTGAGAAGCGGTTTCTGAATGCTTCATTCTGCTCATTTGTACCCGCATAGCCGGGATTGTACGTTCCTACTACCATGAAACCTTTCTTTGCTCTAACGACTCTGTTATTGTCGTCCGGTAGGACTAGATAGCCACTGTCCATTGCTGAGAACATTGCTATTTGTGTATTGTCTCTCATAGCGTTTATTTCGTCGCAGATGAGTATAGTTCCGTTTTCCATAGCCTCGACTAAGATACCGTCGATGTAGCGTGTGCTGCCGTTGTCTAGGTCGATTCTACCTAGTAGTGTTTCTTCACTAACACCGTCAGACATATTGATTCTGATAGCAGGGATTTGCATGTGAGCGCAGAACTCTCTAGCCATTAGTGATTTACCGCAGCCTGTTGGACCGAATGCTGCTACGTGAGCATTTACAGTGTCGCCACCTTTAGAACGACGTAGCATTGCTGCTAGATGTCTAAACTCATTTCTGTCAGATTCTACGAAGCCCTGTATAGAAGGGATTTGTTCTGCTAGATGTGAAGGCCAGTCGTCAACGTGGTGTCTTGCTAGACCATAGAATGTTCCATGTGGAGCGTTAGCGTCATTCACAGTTTCGGCTACCATTGCAGGGTTTATACCGATTCCCGATAGGTCGCCTTTCTCTAGTTTCTCAGCCAATTCTCCTAGCCAGATTTGTTTGGTGTTACCGATAGTCACTCTCTCTACCCCTGCCGATGCCATTCTGTTTCTTGTAAAACAATTTGATTTGAGGCTCGCTAATGATGGTGCGTGTTCTTCACCTATATTTGCGACGATAATGTCTCGTACCGCCTCTAAGAAGATAGATTCCTCTACCTTACCACCGTGTCTCTCGCATGCTTCTCTCATAGCCAATTGTGTGCTGTTTCGTGCCATATTTCTCATTCCTTTTTTTCGTTTTGTATTCCCCGTGTTTGGTTTCGGGGCAGACTGTCCTAGGAGATTCCACCTTTAAGGGTTTCGATGTATAGCCTTCCTTGCCTTTATCCTTCTACAACATTTACCACATGTCTGAAGTTTTATTTCTCTAGCAGTGAAAGATACATACCTTTTCTCTTGTTTACACTCTTTACATTTGTACGTACGGCCACCAACGTCTTTTCTGGCAGCCATACGACTCAATTACAAACCACACCCTATTAAAGAGTAATATATTAGTTGTATTTCATCATCATGTAAGTAGAAATATTTCTTTTCTTGAATTGCTGTCTCGCCCTAGTATTCTCAAAGACAAGTATCTTCTTTGGATTGTACCATAATTGATTGTGTTCTCTAGTCCCAGATTTTACATTGAAGTGCTTGCCTATCGACGTAGCCGCTTTACTTGCTACTAAGTACGGAAGCACAGGTCCAATATCTCGGTCGGGATAATTCGGCCAACAAGCATTCAATATTCTAAGACTGGCTTCTTCTACTGTTGGGGCTGAGATTGCTTGAACAACAATTGCGTTTATCTCATGTTGAAATGCTTCCGCTTCTTTCTTGGCTTCTTCATGTATCATATCTTTGAAGTGATTGTACGTGCCGTAGTTATCTAAGAGTATTCTTCTTGCTTCGTGATGAGTAAACCCACACTTGATTCTCAAGGTTCGATACATGTCTCTTTTCCAAGTCTCTTTCACTCGAACCACTTCTCAAAACTCTCTGTACC